TCCCGACAGGAGATGAGTAAGCCATGATGAGGGCCTTTCAGATGTGGAAAAGCCCGCGGTCAGCGGGCTGGGTTGCTGCCCTCTCGGGCAAGAAAAAGCCGCCTCGGGTTGCCCCTTGGCGGCTGGGTGATCAGGGGTGCGGCGCGCGCCTTAGTCGGTGTGCCAGATGGTGAAGTCCTGCATGGCGCCACGCAGCTGGGCAGCGTCGTCATATCGCGCCACCAGGGCGCTGACGGGGCGGCCATGCAGCACGGCGGACTGGATGAGCGCCTCTTCGATCTGTCGCATCAGTGCCGCCGCCTGCGCGCGCGTGTCGGCCCAGACGATGATCTGCATGCGCGCGTTGCGGGTGCCGGGGGCCTGGTCGGCGATGGGGTTGACCACGCTGCCGCCCACCTGCTGATACACCGCGTAGGGCCGCGCGACGGCGGCGGGCGCGATGTCCGGGTAGACGCGCGGCACGATGGGGCTGATGGCGGCGTACAGGTCGGCCTCGATGGTCATACGACGGCCTCCGCTGTGGCAACGGCGGACGGGTCTGAGCGCAGTTCGCGCAGGCGCTCTGCCAGGCGCGCCTGCATGGCGCGCACGGCGTCGGCCATGCGGTCGGCCGTGGGGCGCAGGTAGGGGCGCGCAGGCACCCACACGGGGGTGGGCAGCCGGTCCTTGGTGGCGATGACGCGGCCGTTCGGGCCACGCACGACGACGTTGACGCGCCAGTGACCGTATTCGACCACGAACCAGTGCGGCGCCTGCCGCTTGTTGACGCCCACCACGTAGAGCTGGCGCCCGCCGGTGCTGCGCTTGTCGTCGTGCCAGGTGTACACCGCGCCCTTGAGGGTGCCACCGTCCACGGGCACGCGCGCCTCGAGCTCGTCGGCCAGCAGCTTGGCGCCGGCGTACACGGCCGATCGCAAGGCCTTGGTCTGCACGTCGTCGCGCAACTGCTGCAGGGCGCCCACCAGAGACCCGGTCATGGCGGCGCCGGCTTTGGTGTCGGGCGCAAACAGGCGCACAGTGCGGCTGCGGGCCATCACACGGCTCCTGCGACGCAGACCACGTCGGTGTGCTCGCGTCCGGCGCGGTCGGGGATGACCTGGGCAATGTCCATGGTGATGCCGTCGATCTGCGCGCGCATGGCGTTGGTGATGTCGGTGCAGTAGCGCAGGCGCACGCTGTAGGCGACGGTGCTGGTCTCGCGGTCGGCGGCCAGCTGTTCGGCCGCGGCGCTGCCGCTGGGGCTGCGCACATCGGCCCAGCGCGTGGCGTAGGTGGTCCAGGTTTCCACGGGCTGCCCGGCGCCATCTTGCGATGCGCTGCGCTGCAGGAAGGTGACGCGCCGGTTGAGGCGGCCGGGGTTGAGCGGCATGATCAGATGCTGGGCACGCGATAGCGGTCAAGCAGCCGGGCGCTGAAGTCGTGCGGTAGTGCGGCCACGCTCTGCCCGGCCACGAACTCGGCGCGGTGCTGGTACAGCGTGCCGATGCGCAGCAGCATCCAGGCGCGCACGGTGGACGGCACGGTGGTAAGGCCGCACACGAAGGTGACGGTCACGGCGTTGGCGGTGTCCTGCGTGTCTGGCCAGTCAGTGCCCTCGGCGGGCAGCAGCCAGGCTTCGAGGTCGCTGCGGTCGTCCAGCACGTAGAGGCCGGCCGACAGGTTTTGCAGCATGCCGTCGGGGTCGACGTACTGCACGCTGGAGACGGCCGACACAGGCGGCATGCCGAGCTCGATGCCCCCGGACGGGAACGCATCCAGCGTGCGTCGCCAGGTCTGGCTGCCGATGCCACGGCCGAGCTGATGCTCGCAGTCCTCTCGCGCGGCGGTAATCAGCACGTCGATCAGGTCGTCGTCGGCGCTGTGGTCGACGCGCAGGTGCAGCTTGGCCTCTGCGGTCGTGATCGACTCCGCAGGGCCGGTGATGAGCTTTAGGGTCATCGCGTCCTCGATTGCGTGCGGGCGACGCGGGTGCCGGACAGGCGGGCGGCGCGGGTGTCGGTTTCAAGCCGGCCGCCCAGCGGCGGCGCGCTGTTGACGAGCGGCCCCTCGAGCTCGAACACCAGCGTGCCGGCGTGCGCGGTGACAGCTGTGCCGGTGAGTGCGACCGTGACATTGCCGGCCGCCGAGTAGGTGAGCGTGCCGGCCGCTGCGGCGGCAGCGGCGCCGGACAGAGGCACGGCGATGCCGAGTGCCAACGTGCCAGCCGCCGTCGTGACCTGCGAGCCAGACGCGGCGATGCCGATACCCGGCACTGCGGTTCCGGCGCTGGCGGCCATCGCAGCGCCGGACAGCGCCGTGCTGCGCAACACCGCCAGGGTGCCGGCGCTGGCCGTCACAGCCTGACCGGTGAGAGACACGGTGACATTGCCATCGGCGGCGTATGTGACGGTGCCGGCGCTCGCCGTTGCGGCTTGGCCTGAGAGCGGGACGTTGGCGCTGGGGGCGAGCGTTCCTGCGCTGGCGGTCACCGCTTGGCCGGAGGCGGCGACGGCACGGCTCGGTGACATCGTGCCAGCGCTGGCGGCAGCTGCCTGGCCGCTGAGTGCAACTGCAGCCGTTGCGATCAGAGTGCCGGCGCTGGCCGTGGCCGCCTGCCCGGAGGCGGCGACTGTCGCGCTGGGGGCCAGCGCGCCGGCAGTGGCAGCAACTGCCTGGCCGGTGATGGCAACGGTGACATCTGACGATGCGACCGCACTCAGCGGAACCCAAATACGAGCAGTAGGCCGCTCATATACAGGCCCTGGCGCGGCGTTCGGCGAGTTGGCGGCGACAAGTGGCGCCGGCGCACGAAACATCGGCGCCTTGTTGGCCACGTTCATCTGGCCGTCGAACTCCCACAGGAACCGCAGCGTCTGCGGCCTGATCCTGCGCGGGTTTACGCCAGCCGCAAGCATCTTCATTTCCGCCGGCAGCAGTTCGTCAGCCCACACTGCTACTGACGCAATGCGGCCCGACATGAAGTTGACTCCGCTGCCGAAGTCAGAGCGGAACAGCGCGCCGATGTCGAAGCGCGTGTTCAGTAAGTTGGTCGAGCCAGATCCAGTGTCCGCGGTCCCTGCAATGCCGTTCAGGTAGGCGGTGCGGCTCGTTGTGCTAGCGAAGACGCCGGCGAAGTTTGACCACTGGTTGAACGGTGGGCTGTTGATGCTGCTGGCGCTATTCCCGCCCCACACGCGGAACGGGTCGTTGGCGACGGTTCCAGCAATGTCCAGCCCTATCTGCGACGTGGTGTCTGACGTGTTTGCGAAATAGCACAGCGACGAGACAACAGCGTTGTCGGTCGGATACGCCCACACCGAGATGGTGATGGGCAGGGGCAGAGCCGGCAGCCCAGACGTGAGGCTGAGTCGGCGCGAGGCCGACTGCAGGAAGTCGAGCGAGAGGCCCGGCCGCCTAGCGAATTGACTGGACCCGAGGATTTGCAAGGCGTCGCCCTGTCAGGTCACCGTTGCGTACACGGCGGTTTGATAGACCGCCGATCCAGACGACGCAAATCCGGCCGTTGTGGTGGTGCTGCAGTTCTGCGCGATGTAGATCGCGTGATGGGTAGGCACCCACCCGTTGAAAAGCTGCGCGATGCCGGTCTGCGGGAAGGTGTAGATGGCCGACGCCGTGTTGTCGACGACGATGGAGCCGAGCTGGCGGCACAGCGTGTCGCGTTCCTCGGTGTCAGTGAACGACAGCGCGCCTTCTGTGCCGATAGTCCCCGATGCAGTCGCAGGCCAGGTCGGGGTGTCGTTCAGCGACGCGATGACGTAGATGTTGATTGTCCCCGCCTGACGATTGGACGCGTGCGTAGTGAAGGTGAAGCCGTACAGGTAGTCGAGGTACTTGTTCGAAGTGTTGCTCGTGCTCCCGCTCGTCCAGCCAGCAGTCCAGTCCTGGCTAGAAGCCAGGCTGTGCAGGTTGGTGACGGTCAGCGAGCTAGTCCCGACGTAGGCGACTTTTGCGTCGGCCATGGTTCACCCCTTACGGAAGCTCTCGCGCGGCTTGCACGTCGTCACTGCTGATCGTGCCCTCATAGCCGAGCACGTTCGCGGTCACTGTCCCGGTCGTCTCTTGAGGGCCGGCCAGAATCTTTTCAACGAGTCGCGCGGGACGCGTACACGTAGTCATCACGTTTGCGCCGTTGGCCCCACCAGGGGATGTGCCCGCGCCGCTGGCGCCGCTCGGCACCTGAATTACGGCATCGCGCAAGCCGGCGCGCAGAGTGGCCTTTCCGCAGTTGATGCTGCTGCGTCCTTGCAGCATCAGCTGCAGGTTCATCTGTTTGACTTGGATCTCCAACAGCCAACCGATCTTGCGCGACAGCGTAGGGTCCGTGTCGGTACTGCCAACCTTGTCGTTGGGCGTATAGCTGGCCCAGGTGATGCTGTCGATGATGGCGTCGACGCTGGCATCGCTACGCCAAACGGGGAAGGCCGGCGACGCCTGCTCATTCAGAATGACGGAGATGGCTTGCGCGCCAGCGCTTGTCAGTGGCTGGTTGTTCATCGTCGGATTAGCGACGATGGCGGCCTTGAGTGTGGCGAGTTGTGCGGATGTGAGTGCCATGCGGCCTCCTTAAGCAAACCGGATCAGCCCGGTGCTGCTGTCGTTGGTCGGCATCGTCAACGTGAACGTGCCGGCCGTGATGGTCTGGCTGCCGAACGTGAAGACACCGAGGTTGCGGTTGGTGTCCGTCGTGCTGTAGATCATCACGGCGTCGAATGCCGTGGACAGCGTCACCGTGGTGAACGCGATGCTGGCGCTGGGCGTCCAGTAGGCGGTGGTGCTGGTCAGGCCGGCGGTGTTGGCGTTGGTGACCGAGACGCCGCCTGCCGAGTAGTTGGCGCCGCTGACCTCGCCAGTCGATGTGTACGCGGTGTTGGTGCCGTTGGTGGTGGCCGACGCCAGGTACAGCGCGGCTTT